GCTGGCGGCCGAGCGGCTGCCCGTGTTGCTGGCGTGGGAACGATCCTCGCTCGCCGTGGCGCCGTTCGCTTTGTCGACGCGCGCCATGATCCAGTCGACGGCCCGGGTGATCAGCTGCGGGATGTTGAGTTCCGCCTCAATGGTGATCTTGCCGCTGGCCAGCTTCGTGTCGCTGTTTTCCTTCTTGTCGATCGCGCCGTGCGCCACAACGACCGCATATCGGCTGGTGGCGGGCCCGTAGTAGTTGAATACGTCCAGCGGATACTCGCAGCTGTGAAAGCCGCCGTCGGCGCAGCGCACGACCTTACCCTTGTGGGTGTAGGTCTTGCCCAGCTCGTACTGGTAGCCGAGGCAAACGAGCTTGCTGTCGAAGCCCTTGAACGCGGTAATGCGGGTGTCGTTGCTCATGCTGCGATCCTTGGTGTGGGTTAATTGCTACTGGAAATTGCCTAGTTGCTAAACGACTGGACGAAAAAATGCCCCGGCACCCGGGGCGGGTGGGGAAGGTCAGGCGGTGGCAGTGAACGTCCAGCCTTGCTGGTCGGCATAGGCGCGGGCGGTTATGCGGGACACCACGGGAAATACGCTGGCGCCGAACTGGCGCGGGTCGTGCGTGGCGGCGTACTTGTCGGCCTGCGGCTTCGTAGCGAATGCGCCTCGGTGGGCCGGCACGTTGACAGGGGGCATGTCGCCGACCTGGACGGTATGGGCGGGGATGTCGACGATGAAAACCGGCTTGTCGCCCATCTTGCGCAGCGTAGAAATCAAGATCATGGTGATCTCCATGCCCCTACCGGGGCGGGTGGGGTTAGGCGGCGGCGCGGCCCGCCGTGAGGGCTGCGGCTTCGGTCTCGAAATTTCCATGTCGCCCGGTTTGGGTCACGTACTGCCAGCCGATGCCTGGCGTGTACTGTGTGGTGACTTCCGGCGCGCTTGCGTCCAGGCCGTAGGCGGCGGCGAAGGCGGATTGATCGGCGTAGAACTCCTTGTGGAACGTGAGGTCCTGATGAACCGTCACACCCAAGAAGTTCCAGCTCACGCGCGGTTCGTCACGCTGGTCCGGCTCCTTGGGGATGATGACGCTGCCCCCGACGCGGCCCAGGTTGTTGAGTGCGCACATGGCGCTGTACACGGCCTGGGCCTGGGCGGTGGTGAGGATCAGATTGCTTTGCATGCTGTTCTCCTGGCCCCTACCGGGGCGGTGGGGTTAGGCGACACGCAATTTCGCGTTGTGCGTGGCGGCCTTGTCGCAGCAGGCGGTGCACGCGGCTTGCCCGAAGTAGCGCGCGACCTCGGCTACGCGCGGGTCTGCCTCGATTTCCGCAATGTCAGCGAAGGACAGCGGCTTGCGGCAGTTGTGGCAGTTGTGGCAGGTGGTTGGCATCCTGTTCTCCTGTTTCTCACCGGGTGGTGAGGTGTTGAGCAAATATTAGCAAACGCTAAATTAAATAGTCAACACTTTATTCTTTGCGATATCGCAACGCTTCGAACCCGGCTGCTGCCAGGGGAATGTCAGCTGCCCAGGCCGGCGGCGTGGCCATGATGCTGGCCAGGTGCGTGGCGTTGAACTCCGGGCTGTCCGGGGCTTCGGTGATGATTTCGTCGTGCACGGTGAGCACGATCTGGTAGCCGGCCGCCTCGACCGCCGGCATGTTGTGCGCCAGGATGTCGCGCGCAAACGACTGGCACGCGTTCTCGAACAGCTTGCCGCCGTAGCTGTGCAGCCGAGTCCACTTGCGGCTGTACTGGTTCACGCCCATGTACGAGAACTTGCCGTTGTCGTCGACCTGGGGGGACGGGTAGCACAGGAACCGGCCAGACGGCATGCGGATGCGCAACCAGGCGCCGTCGCGGCGCAGCCGGAACCGGCCACAGTCCACCGTCGTGCCCGGGTTGCGCGTCGCGCGGATCGCGGATTCCTCCAGGGCGCCCCATAGCGCCTCGATTGCAGTGTGGCCGCGGCGCCACGCCCGCTTGAAGCTGTCGCACACCACGAAGGCGCGCTCCGACAGACCGAACGTGCTGCGGCGCTTGCGCACCGTCCAGTCGTACATGCCCTTGGCCTCGTCGCGGATATCGTCGGGCAGGCCGGGATAGGCATCCTCGGCCATCTGCTCGATGTCGAAACCGTAGGTCAGCGCCCCGGTTAGGAAGGCGCCCACGCCGCCCTGGTAAGCCAGCATCAGCTCCATCACCTTTCCGATCTGGCGCATGGTCTTGTCGACGTCCTCGGGCCGCACGCCGAAGGCCTTGGCGTAGGCCACCTTGTACAGGTCGGCGCCGATGCCGGCGTCGAAGTCGCGAAAGGCCTGTAGCTTCCAGGACTCGCCCGCCAGCCACGCCGCGTCCCGCCCTTCGATATTGGCCAGGTCGGCCACCACCAGCTTTTTGGCCCGCGGCGCCACGATGCAGCCGCGGATCGCGGCGCTGGCCACTTCCATCACGTTCTCGTAGATCAGATCGGCCGCGCCGGCTTTGATCGCGTCTATGCCGAAATCGATCTCGTCCTGCAGGGCCTCGTCGCGCAGCACGCCAATCTTGGGGCGCGGCAGGTTCTGCGGCTGCCAGAGCCGGCCCGCCCAGCGCCGCGTGCGGCCGGCGCCGGCGAACTGCAGCAGGCCGCGCAGGCGGCCGTCGGCGCTGGCGCCGTTGATGAGTCGCTTGTACTTGCTGGTGCTGGACGTGCTGGCCTGCAGGCGGATCGCCAGCAGCTCGCGCAGCGCCCACGGCAGCGCCTGGTCGTCAATGCGTCGCTCCAGGGTGCTGGCCTGCAGATCGGGCAGCTCGACGCCGTACTCGGCCAAGAGGTGCGCCAGCAGCTTGTCCCGCTTGGTGGCCGACTCGACCTCGCCGTCGGTCAGCTCCAGGGTGCGGGCGGCGAGGTTCTTCTTGGCTCGCTCCACCGCCGTCACCGCCGCCTGCGCCAGCTCCCTGTCCACCAGCACGCCACGCTGGTTGATGCGCTGGTCTAGCAGCCAGAGGTCGAACTCTTCGCCGCTGTAGTTCCAGGTGGGCATCTTGCGGTAGATGACCCGCATGGCCTCGATGTCCTGGCCGGCGTACTCGACGAACTGCGCCCACTCGACCGGGTGGGTGTGGCGCGTTGCGCGGCGTAGCGTCTGGTTCTTGGGGCGAGGCTTGCAGAAGAGCTGAATGAAGCCTTTGCCAGTCTTGAGCTTGCGCTGGTCCAGCGGCACGTTCATAACGTCGCACAGGATGTCCAGCGCGCCGGGCAGGGCGTGTGTGTAGGCCTGCACCATCGTGTCCCACCAGGCCGCCTCGGGGATCAAGGCGTGCAGCGTGGGCTGAGTGTGCTTGAGAATCGTGCGGTCGAACATGCCGCCGTTGTGCCAGACGTGGCGGGTGGCCGGGCGCTGCAGGATATCCACCAGCGCGGCCGGCGGGCGCGGATCAGCGGTAGCATCCCAAACCCGCACCGGATCGTCGCCCAGCGCGTAGGCCCACAACAGGATCTCGGCCTTCTCGGCATAGGCGTGCGTGCCGTAGGTCTTCAGGTCACGCTCGCTGAACGTCTCCAGGTCGTGGAAGGCGGTGGCAGTGAATTCCGGGGCTGTCATATACTGGATGCTCAATAATTGATCAGGACGCCACCATGAGCGCGCTGCAGATCGTCTACCTGGCCGCCGGCCTTGTCGCCGCGGCCGCGCTGTACCCCTGGCTGATGCGTCAATTCGGTGATCAGGTTCAGACGCGTCTTGCGCGGATCGCCTACTTTGGCGTGGGCGCCGTGGTTGCGTGGCCGATCTTCGCCATGCTGCCGATAGGGGTGTGGTTTGAACGGCGCGCGCAGGCCAAAAAGCACGCCCGGGAACGGGCGTACCGGGCGCAGCTTGACGCGATGAATCGGGCGCGCTGACGTCATTCTTCGTCGTCCTGTTCAGCCAGCTCGTTTTCCAGTTCTTGCACTTCCTCTTCCAGTTCGCGGATACGCTGGCGCAGGCCGTCCCCCAACTGATCGCGCTCGAATCGGCGCAGGATCTCGTCGCGCAATTCGGTATCACCAGGTGCAACCGCGAATCGCGCGCGCAGCTCGTCGTCGCTGAAGGTTCGAAATTTCATGTCTCGGTCCTCGAAGTGGATGGACCATGCCCCGGATTGCCGCCATTTCTATTGCCGGCTTCCAACGGATTGCGCGAACACACCAGCGCCGTAAATCAACAAGAGCGGGCGGAGCTGGGTAGCGATCCGGGGCGTGGGCGCCGTGTGGTCCTGGGCACGGCTGAGGATGGGAAGCCCCCGCTATCGCACAGCGCCCGGGACCGCGGCGCCGTGTTGGTGTGGAGTTAGGCCAGGTCGTCGCCAGCGGCCGAGCCATCGCCCAGGTCGTCGAAGTCGCTGGCGTCGCCCTTGGACGAGCTGCCGAACGAGTCGCCTTCCTTGGAGTACTGGACCGCGAGCAGTTCAGCGCGCAGCGTCCTGCCCCACTTGTTGTCTTGGGGCCAGATATTTACGGAGGCGTTGACATAGCAGCCCGAGTAAATGCGGCCTTCCTTGCCGGGCATGGCCTTGCCTTTCGAGCCGTCCCAGAGCGGTGACTTATCGGCATCCAGCAACAGCGGCATACCGTCGGTCTCCGGACGCTTCGCAGCCAGTGCCATGTTGCCTTCGAAGCCGTCATAGCTCTTGCGCTTGCCCGGCCAATAGCACCCTTCTTTCGGGTTTCCGACCTCGAAGAAGTTGTCAAGAATGGCGTCAGCCTTGGCCCCCCATTTTTCGCGTGCCGTAGCGCGCAACGCGTCCTCGACGACTTGGCGATTGGGGTCGCCTTTTTCGGGGATCAGGAAAATGCAGCTGTAGGCAGGCGCGGCTTCTTCGCCAGATTTCGATGCGGCGGTCAGACCTTGGGCGAAGGCGATACGGACATTGTTCAATTTCACTTTCATTTCAGTTCCTTTCTATGCAGAGAGGTAGAGCAGGTTCAACGGAAAAACTCGGGATGCGCGCGCTTGGCGCGCTCGGTGGCCTTGGCGATCGCCTTAGCCCTTTGATGTGGGTTTCTGACGCCGGCGGCCGACTGCAACGCCAACCGGTACTCGAGCGGCAGCACGCTGGCGGCTGCCTCGTTCCGTTCGCGTGGCGCGGATGCCTGCGTGGGGTGGTCGGTGTGCACTCGGGTCGTGTTCATACGAGGTCCGCTCCCTCGGTGGCAAGCGCGCCGACCGAGACATCGTCGAAGTCGTCCGCCGCGGGCTTGACGACTAGCGCGGGCCGCTTGTCGGATGCCGGGGCGACACTGGGCGAGCCCTCGGACTTGGCGATCAGCACCTGGGCCTTGGCCCAGCGCCGCGGCGTGTCCTTGAGCAGCTTCTCGGCCGTGGTAGGGCTGATTACCTTTTTGTCGTACATCTCGTCCGACTTCAGGCGCATGCCCTTCAGCAGCTCTTCGGCCTCTTGTTCGCTCGTCCACTTGCGCGCGCCGGCGCGGCCCTGGACCAGCTTCCAGCCGTCGACCGACTCGCCCCGCAGCAGGCGGCGTTCGGTTTCCGCGCGTACCGCCTTGCACCAGGCCTCGATCTCGTCCACGCGGCCCATGAGCACGCCCAGGTCAGGTGCGGTCATGTCGGCCTGGGGCGCGACCACTTCGAAGTCGTCGGGCGTGGCTTTGACGTTGCGCGACACGGTGACGACGACTTCGGCCGCAGCGGCCGGGCACTTGGCCCGGGCCTTACAGAAGCGGCACGCCTTCTCGGACGGGGCGAAATCGGACGGCACCGGCGGCGTTTCGCTGTCCACGTACAAGTACGCTCGGTCGGCGGCTTCCTTCAGTGCGGCGCCGCGCTCGCGCAGCTCGTCGACCGTGATAGCCCACTCGCTGACGTGGTTCAGCCGCGGCTGATGGATGGTCATGCGCACGCGCTCGAAGTCCATCAGAACCGCGAACAGATCCAGCGCGCCAAGGGCGTACAGGATCATCTGCTTGTTTTCTTCGGCGTCGACTTTCACGCCGCGTCCAAACTTCAGGTCGACTATGTGCAGCTCGCCATCCTCGCGCAGGATGACCGCGTCCGACGTGCCGAAGGCCTCGGGCACCCAGCGGCTGATACCCAGGCGCTGCTCGAGCAACAGCTCGTGGCCGGCGGCAACGTCCCGCACGTAGTCGATGTACTTCTGCACCTCGTCGGCCATGTCGGCCGTAACTTCGACCGTCTTGCCGGCGCGCATCGGGATGCGCCGGCCCTTGTAGGCCATCGCATCTTTGCTCTCGCGCAGCGCCATCTCGGCGACGGCGTGCGCGGCGGTGCCCTCGTCAGCGTAGTCGCTGCTGGTGTCCGGGTAACCGGCCTCCAGCTGGACGCTGGCCGGACACGTAGACCACCGCTCAGCGCCCGAGGGCGAGAGGGTGGCGTGTGCGGGTTCTGTCATTTCAGGGCCCCCAGGTTGGTGTGGCCGTACACCCGCTTAAGCTTCTGGTACACGGCGCGGGTGCAGGTCGGCGCATGGCGCGCAGTGCCGACCACTTCGGCAAAGCCCATGACCGGCTTGCCATTGGCGTCCAGCTTGCCGGTGGGCACGGCGACCTGGCGCCCCGCCTCGCTGACCAGCTTGTGCGAGGGCAGCCCCGTCGTCATGCGGCGCGCGGCCCGGCGCATGGCGCGAGCTTTGCGGCCGTTCATGCGAGGGCCTTTTCGTCGGACGCGATCGGGTCGTAGGTGCCCGCGATCACCTGCTCGGCCTTGGCCTTGAAGTCGGCGAACTGGTCGACCTTCAGGTTCTTGGCGGACGCAACACCGAAGCGCTGCAGCAGTGCCTCGGCCTTCTCGCGGCTGATCTTGGCGATGGCCAGCACCAACGGCTTTATGTCGGTGTCGTAGTCAAGCGCCGCCGGCGTGTTACCCGCCGCGGCTTCGCCGTCGTTCTTCGATCCGATCGAGGAACTGCCCGAGCTGTTCGACGCATCCGGGGTCGGCTTTTCCGTGGAAGGCTTGGCGGTGGTGGCCGCCGGGTCCGGCTTTTTTTCCGCTTGGGCCTTGGCGGGCGCCGGCGCGGTGCCGGTGGCGAGCAGCGTGGCGGTCTCGAGGGCTTTGTCTGCCGTGTCCAGCGTGGCGGTGAAGACGACCTTGGCGTGAGAAATCTCACGTTCGACGGTGATTCCGAAACTCATGTTGTGTGCTCCTGGTTGGATATCGGTGACTGCGATTGCAGATTAGCAAACAGTACACTTTCAGGCAATCAAAAGATCGCAGAAATATCGCAGTTGCTAATCTTCGCTGCAAAGAAAAAACCCGCCGGGGCGGGTTCTTTTTAGGGACGTACACGCTACGTTGGCGCGCGTTTCCCCTGACCTAGTTTTGCACTACGCGCCGTGGCGCGCCTATGAGCGTGTCGCACTTACATGGTGAGCTTGAGCAGGCGCGTGGCGTATTCGCGGTCAATGTTGCCCACGCGCTGTGCGTGCTCATAGACCAGGTTCACGACTTCACTGAACTTGTCGGGTGAAAGCGACACCCCCAAGCTCTGTTGTATCTCTGCAACCACCTTGACCGCGCCGCCGACAAAGCTGGGATCAGTGTGCACACTAGCCTGGGGCGCCAAGCTACCTACGGACGAATGGGGCTGGTCCATCCAGTATTCGGGTTTACCGGCGGCTTGCTCGATGCGGCGGCTCGTTTTCTCCGTGATGGCCCGGTGACCGTTGGCCATTTGCGACAGGAACGACGGGCCCGACTGCCCCAACTTTTTAGCAAAACTCGCCGGGCCGCCTTGCTCTTCCAGGACAGTACGCAGGTTCTGTCGACGTTGTTTCGTGAGTGCGGACTCTTGATTCATGGGAAGTTCCTCGGGCCGGATGGTTGGGGTTTTCGCTAGGCCGCGACAGTAACATCCGTGCGAAAGATAAGCAATACGTAATGTTGTCTTGCCCGTAAATATGGCTGATTGCTAAACTGCATTAGCAAACTGACCATTGGAGCGACCTTATGAATGAAGATCCGTTGGCCGCGGTGTACGCGGCCCGGCTGACCCACCTGCGCAAGATCGCCGAGAAAGAGGGCGGCCAGGATGCGTTGGCGCGGCGCCTGGGGGTCGGCCAGTCCTACGTATCCCAGCTCATTGGCAAGAACCCGGAACGCAACATCAGCGAGCGCACCGCGCGCCGCATTGAACGTCTGCTGCAGCTGCCGGTCGGCATGCTGGACCTTACGCCGGTGGGCGTATGACCGAGGCCGACAAGCAGGCGCTGGTCGCAGCGCTGGGCCCGATCACCTCTCGCGTGCGCCGCGACGTGTGCTGGAAGAAGACCGACGACGGCCCGCGCCGCGTGGATGAACCTTTGACCGACGCGCGTCTGGCGCAGCATGTCAACGGCGGCCCGGCCTACGGCGCGGCGCCCATCCTGCCAGGCCAGTCCGTCACGCTGCTGGGTGTGCTGGATTTCGACAGCCACAAGGGTGAGACGCCGTGGGCGGACATGCAGGCCGCGGCCGCGCGCGTTGCGCGCGCCCTGGAGGCGCAGGGCGGCCGGCCTGTTGCGTTCCGGTCCTCGGGCGGCCATGGCATCCACCTGTACTGCCTATGGGCCGAGGCCCAGGACGCCTACAGCGTACGCATGTGGCTGCGGACAGCGCTGGCCGCTGCCGGCTTCGCGCCAGGCACCAAGGGCGTGGCCGACGGCCAGGTCGAGGTGTTCCCCAAGCAGGACGCCGTGGGCACCGAGAAAAAGCGCTTCGGCAATATGTTCATCCTGCCATTGGCCGGCGCCAGTGTGCCGCTGGACCCGTTCGACCTGGACGACCTGCCGCGCGATTACCTTGTGGGCATGGACTGGCCGATGTCGGCGCCTGTGCCGGTGCTCGAGAAGCCCGAGCGTGGCACGGCCGTGGTGCCGGCGGGCGACGTGGATACCGCGGTGCTGGAAAGCGCGCTGGGCGCCATCAATAACGAGGATGGCGACGCCCTGGACTACGACCAGTGGCGCGACGTCATCTTCGCCATCCACCACGCGACCGCCGGCGCGGACTACGGGCTGGAGCTGGCCCACCAGTTCAGTGCGCGCAGCGGCAAGTACGACCCGGACTTCCTGGATAACCGCGTCTGGCCCTACATAGACAGCGCCAGGCCTGACGCAGTGACGGCGCGGACGGTACTGCACATGGCCAGACAAGCCGGGTGGCAAGAGCCGCCCGAGCTGGTGGCGCGCGACTTCGATATCGTCGAGGCGCCGCGCGCACCGGACGGGCAGCCGGCCGCGCCGATGCCGGCCTTCAAACGAGACGACCACGGCAACATCCTGGCCACCATCGATAACCTCACCATGGCCGCGCGCGATCCGCGCTGCTGCAACGTGGTGCTGGCCTACGACGACTTCCGGGCCGAGATCATGGCCGCGCCGGCCGGGGCACCCGGTGCGTGGCGCCAGTTCGAAGATGCTGATTACACCCGCATGCAGATCTTCATGGAGCGCGGCGGGTTCAAGAAGATCACCAAGGAGACGCTGCGCGATGCGGTGTGGCTGGTGTCCATCGAAAACCGCTTCGACTCGGCGATAGAGTGGGCCCGCAGCTTGGAGTGGGACGGCGTGCCGCGCGTGGCGGCTTTCCTGGAACGCTATTGTGGCGTGAAAGCCACGCCGTACGCCCGCGCGGTGTCCCGGTATATGTGGTCGGCGCTGGCCGGGCGGGCGCTGGAGCCTGGCGCCAAGGCGGACATGGTGCCGGTGCTGATCGGGCCGCAGGGCGCGCGCAAGTCGTCCGGTGTCGCCGCCATGGTGCCCTGGCCCGAGCTGTTCGCCGAGATGGATCTGGCCGACCGCGATGCAGAAGCCAGCCGGCGCATGCGCGGGCGCCTGGTGATCGAACTGGCCGAACTCAAAGGCCTGTATTCGCGCGACGCCGAGGCCATCAAGGCGTTCATCACCCGGCGGCACGAAGAATGGCGGCCCCTCTATAAGGAGTTCAACACCATCTTTCCACGGCGCAACCTCTTCATCGGCACGGCCAACGTGGGCGAATTCCTGTCCGACGACACGGGCGAGCGGCGGTGGCTGCCGGTCGTGGTGGGCGGCCTGGTGGACGTGGAGGCGATCGAGCGCGACCGGCTGCAGCTGTGGGCCGAAGGGTGCGCCATGTTCCTGGCGGCTGGGGTGGATTGGCACGACGCCGAGACGCTGGCCCGCGATGTGCACGGCGACCACAAGATCAGCGATTCGTGGACGCCGGTGGTGGAGCAGTGGCTCACGTCGGGGGATTTCGAAGCCGTGGCTGGCGAACCTGGGGCCGACCTGGGCCGCAAGGCGGTGGTGCAAACACACGAGGTGCTGATTGGGGCTCTCGGATTTGACGCAAAAAACATCAAGAAGGGGGAAGAGAGGCGCGTTGCCGCAATTCTGAAGTCGCTGAATTACGCGCTTGGCCGTCCGTATGTAAACGGTAAGCGCTGCCGCGCTTGGGTGTTTGGAATTGCGGATTCGCAGGATTCTACGAATTCGCAATATTTTGCGGATTTAGTGTGATGGCCGCGCCGGCTTTGGGACGGATGGGACGTATTGGGACGGATGAAAAGCAAAGTATCCGTCCCATCGTAAACCCAATATCCATGCGGGTTTGCGGGGAGTTGGGACGGATGGGACATATAAATCTCTTCTCCTTATCGCGTGTAAAGAGTAGGGGGGAAAAAGGTAAAGATAGAAACTGGGTGTCCCATCCGTCCCATCCGTCCCATGCTGAATTCGCAGTTTTTTGCACTTTCCCGCTGGCGCGACCGGCCGCCCGTTCAAGGAGGGAGCCATGGCCCGAATCACGGTAGGCGTGAACGAGAAGGGACTGAGGGTTGGGGAGGACCACCAGCGCGCCACGCTCACCGATCACGATGTGGAGCTGATGCGTCAGTTGCGCGAGGAAGGGATCGGCTACAAGCGGCTGGCCAAGATGTTCGACACCAGCGTGCGCAACGTGCGCGACATCGTGAACTACAAGCGGCGGGTCAGTACTCCGACGGCATGGAAGACTGTGCAGGGGTAGGGTGCGCATAACGCGGGTGGCGGAATCTACCATCCCGAGCATGCACTCAATCCGGACACCTGAAAAAGATTTCGCGTTTTTGTCGTCGTTGGCAGATACGGGAAACGTCACGAAGTCGGCAGCCGCCGTAGGCGCGAGCCGTAGCGTCGTGTACGAGTGGCGCCTGGCGGATCAGGAGTTCGCCGAGGCATGGGACCAGGCGATACGCGTCGCTACCCTTGGGCTGGAGGATGAAGCCCGCCGCCGGGCCCAAGAGGGCGTCGACGAGCCCGTGTTTTACCTGGGGGGCCAGTGCGGCACGGTCCGCAAGTACAGCGACACGCTGCTGATCTTCCTGTTGAAAGCTCACGATCACAAGTACCGCGAGAAAACCGGCCTTGAACTGACCGGCGCCAACGGCGGCCCGGTGCAGATGAGCGATTCGCAAGTCGCTGGCCGCCTGGCCGCGCTTATCGCTATGGCGCAAGCCCGCAAAGCGCAGGAAGCGACCGACGAGCCGGGCGCCGACCTGGTGTAGGGCGCGGCATGAACGCGTCCGAGATCCTGCAGCTACTGCGCTACCTCACGCCCGCGGAGCGCGCCGAGGTCGAAGCGATCCTGGCGCAGGACAAGACCATCTGGCGCCCGCTGCCCGGCCCGCAGATGATGGCTTACGACAGCACGGCAACGATCATCGGGTACGGCGGTGCGGCGGGAGGCGGCAAGACCGACCTTGCGTGCGGCAAATCGCTCACAGCGCACCAGAAGATCCTGGTACTACGCCGCGAGGCCACGCAGCTGACCGGCATCGTCGACCGCTTCACAGAGCTTCTGGGCAGCCGCGACGGCTACAACGGTGCCGAGCGTATATGGCGCCTACCGGGCCGCCAGATTGAGTTCGGATCCACGCCCAACCCCGACGACTGGAACAAGTACCAGGGCCGGCCGCACGACCTGCTGGTGTTCGACGAGGCCGCCAACTTCCTGGAAGGCCAGGTGCGCGCGCTCCTGGGCTGGCTGCGGTCCGTGGACCCGTCCCAACGCTGCCAGGCGTTGCTTACGTTCAACCCGCCAACCAGCGCCGAGGGGCGGTGGATCGTTGATTTCTTCGCGCCTTGGCTTGACCCCAAGCACCCTAACCCGGCCCAGCCAGGTGAAGTGCGCTGGTTTGCCACCGTGGACGGCAAGGACCAGGAATGCACTGATGGCGCGCCGTTCGAACACAACGGCGACCTAATCACGCCTCTGTCGCGCACCTTCATCCCGTCGCGTGTGAGCGACAACCCGTACCTGATGGGGACCGGATACATGGCCACCCTGCAATCCCTGCCCGAGCCGTTGCGCTCCCAGATGCTCTACGGCGACTTCCAGGCCGGCATGGAAGACGACGCTATGCAGGTCATCCCCACGGCCTGGGTCGAGGCAGCACAGGCGCGCTGGAAGGCGATGCACAACAAGCCGCGCATGGACAGCGTGGGCGTGGACGTCGCGCGTGGCGGGCGCGACAACACCATCATCGCGCGGCGCCATGGCTGGTGGTTTGACGAGGCCCTGGCCTACGCGGGGAAGTCGACGCCTGACGGCCCGAGCGTGGCCGGCGTCACGATCGCCGCGGTGCGCGACAAGTCGCCTATCCACATCGACGTGGTGGGCGTCGGCGCGAGCCCCTACGACTTCCTGGTGCAGGCCGGCCAGCACGTACTTGGCATCAACGGCGCCGAAGCCGCGCCGGGCACGGACAAGTCCGGCCGGCTGACTTTCGCCAACGTGCGCAGCCACGACTGGTGGCGCATGCGTGAGGCGCTGGACCCGGTGGCGGATAACGGCATCGCCTTGCCGCCCGACCGCCAGTTGCTGGTTGACCTGTGCGCGCCGGTATGGCGTCTGCAGGGGCGCACGATCTACGTGGAAAGCCGCGAGGACATCATCAAACGTATCGGGCGGTCACCGGACTGGGCAAGCGCCTACATCCTCGCGCTGCACGACACGCCGAGGGTTGAAGATATCCCGGGTGCGCATACCCGTCAGCGCGGCTCCTACGATCCATACGCAAACCTGAATCGATAGGACCAATCAACATGTGCGAGCCCGCGACCATTGCATACAGCGTCGCCGCCATTGCCGGTGGTGCGATCGCTGCGTCCGCTATGGCGCCCAGCGCTCCCAAGGTCGAACCGACCACGCCGCAGCAGCCGCAGGTGAAGCAGAACGAGAAAGCGGCTGACCTGGATAAGCTGCGTCGCGGCAATAGCGGCAATGGAATTGACGTCGGACCCGGTGCGTCTGCGGGGAGCACCTTGCTGACAGGGCCTGGCGGTATTGACTCCGGCGGCCTCTCCTTGAACAAAAACACCCTGTTGGGGGGCTAAGACATGTGCTCAGTTGGTCCCCCGCGCATCACCTACGACTACTGGAAGGTGGGCGCAGCCGGCATGACGCAGGATGAGATCAATGCGTTGCCCACCTACAGCGGCGGCTATGACGCTGCTGCTGAGGCGGACGGGACGACGCAATCCGGTATGAATGCCATGCAGGTGCTGCGCGATGCGGCCATCGAGCAATGGAAGACCGACAATCCCGGGCGGCATCAAGCGGCGCTGCAGGAGCAGAGCGGGCAGCCCGCAGCACGCCAAGATGCCCAGAACGCACGCCGCGGCGCTGGGGGTAGCGGAGGCGGGTCAGCCTCATCCATCGGAACGCTACTCACTGGTGGTGCGACCCAGGGCGTGGACGCGGGTGCGCTTGACCTGGCAAAGAACACGCTGTTGGGGATGTGAGTATGGCGCAGCCGACCCCGCAGAACGTTGCACGCGACAAGTACCTTACGCGGTACTCCGCCCTGCAGACCGAGCGCTCGAGCTGGGATGGGTTCTGGCGCGAGCTTACCGACTTCATCCTGCCGTACAGCGGCCGATTCTTCACGTCGGACCGAAACCGTGGAACGCGGCGCTTCAATAACATCTACGACCCCACGGGCACATTGTCGGCCAACACGTTGTCGGCCGGCCTGATGGCCGGCATGACGAGCCCCGCCAGGCCGTGGTTCCGCCTCGCCACGCCAGATCCTGCCCTGATGCAGTACCACTCCGTGAAAGTCTGGCTGTCCGACGTCACCAAGCTGATGCTGGACGTGTTCGCGCGGTCGAACACCTACAACAGCCTGCAGAGCATGTACCAGGATCTGGGCGTGTTCGGCACGGCCGTGAGCTTCGTGCATCCGGACTTCAACGACGTCATCCACCATTCCCCGCTGCCGGTGGGAGAGTTCTATCTCGCCACGAACGACCGAGGCAACGTCGACACCCTGTACCGCGAGTTCGACATGACCGTGGCGCAGCTGGTGAAGCAGTTCGGGATCGAGAACGTCAGCCCGACGGTGAAGTCGCTATACCAGAATGGCACCTTAGACAGCTGGATCACGGTTGTGCAATGTGTTGAGCCGAACGTGGACCGCGACCCCAAGCTGCGCGATGCGCGCAATATGCCGTTCACGTCGGTCTACTTCGAGTACGGGAAGTCGCCGGAGCAATACCTGCGGCGTTCGGGCTTCGAGGAGTTCCCGGCACTGGCGCCGCGGTGGCAAGTGTGGGGCGGGGACGTGTACGGGGTCGGACCTGGCGGCCTTGCTTTGGGCTCAGTCAAAGGCCTGCAGCACCGCCAGCTTCGCCTGGCCGAAGGCTTGGACTACACCACCAAGCCGCCCGTTCAGGCCCCGACCTCGCTCAAGAACCACGACATCGACATGCTGCCTGGTGGAGTGACGTTCGTGGACGCCGCCAACCCCAACGCCGCTATCCGTCCGTCGTGGCAGGTCCAGCTTGATCTGGCGGGCATGCAAGCCAATATCCAGGATACGAGGGAGATTCTGCGCTCGACCTTCTACGCGGATCTCTTTCTGATGCTATCAAACGTCGACGTTCGCATGACCGCCACCGAGGTGGCCGAGCGGCATGAGGAAAAGCTTCTCATGCTGGGGCCGGTGCTCCAGCGGCTGCACAACGAAATGCTCGACCCGATGGTCGAGATGACATTCCATCGCCTGGCCGCGGCCGGCGCACTTCCCCCTCCGCCCGCCGAGCTGGAAGGTGTGGACTTGAACATCGAGTTCGTCTCGATGCTCGCGCAAGCCCAACGCGCTATCGGCGTGAACAGCACCGATCGGTATGTCATGACGCTGGGCCAAGTCGCCGCGGTCAAGCCGGAAGTCCTGGATCGGCTCGATGCTGACGCACTTGCGGACAGTTACGCCGATCAGCTCGGCGTGGATCCACGCTTGGTGGTGCCGCTGGACCAAGCCGTGTTGGTACGCCAGCAGCGCGCCCAGCAGCAGGCCATGATGCAGGCCGCGGCTACCGCCGAGCAGGCCGCCACCGCGGCGCAGCGCTTAGGCGCCGTCAACACGGGCGAGCGCAATGCGGCGTCCGACCTCATCAACCAGTTTCAGGGATACAGCATCCCGCAATAGGTGGCTTCCATGAACCTGACCGACATGAAGCTTTCGCCCGATGAGGCCAAGGTGCGGGAATGCTGCGCGTCTGGCGAGTCGGATGGCGGACCGAAATATCCGTGGGGACTGACCATTTCCCTGGATGACGACACGTTATCGAAGCTCGGTATGACAGCGCTGCCGCAGGTTGGCCAACAAATGCGGCTTGCGGCCGTGGTCGAGGTGTGCAGTACCAGCCAGCACGCGAACCAAGAAGGCACAGAGAAGTGCATCTCGCTCCAGATAACGCAGATGGGGCTTGAAGGCGAAGCACCTCAGCCTGCTCAGGTGTTGTACGGCTAGGGGTGCGCATACCCCGCCCGTTGAATCTCAGAATTCAGCGGCATGAACACCACGGCATACGACCCTCTCAATCCGTCGGTTACGGAAACGGACCGCGAAGCCAAGCGTGAAGACACGCGGCACGAGGCGCGGGTGGAGTCGGACGACATGAAGTGGCTCATGGGAAACCGTCGGGGCCGCCGCATCGTGTGGCGCCTGCTTTCACGGGCCGGTGTCTATCGAACGTCCTTCAGCACGAACGCCATGCAGATGGCTTTCAACGAGGGAAACCGGAACGAGGGGCTGCGACTGATGTCGTTGTTGCTCCAGAACTGCCCCGAACGGTACGCCGAAATGCTCCAGGAGCAGAAAAAGCATGACCACCGAAACCCAAGCGACGACCGGAACAACGCCAACTGATCCCGGCACGCAGCAAGCCGCGGCCGCACCGGCGACTCAGGACACCACTGTCCTGACCGCTGAAGCCCCCGCGGCCGAGCAGCAAGCGCGAACCACGCAGGAAGGCGAGCCCCAGGCCGGTGACAAGCCGACCACCGAGGCTAAGCCGACCGGCGAGCAGTCGAAGGAAGAGGGCGCCAAACCCAAGCCCGACGACAAGCAAGCGGGTGCACCCGAGCAGTACGAGGACTTCACGGCACCTGAAGGGGTGCAACTGGACGCCGAGCTGGTGGGCGACCTGAAGACCGTTGCCAAGGAACTGAATCTCTCGCAGAAAGATGCGCAGCGCGTGGCTGATCTCGGCCCCAAGCTGATGCAAAGACTGCAGGGGAAGCAGGCCGAAGCCTTCGCGCAAATCCGCCAGACCTGGGCGGAAGAGGCGAAGACTGACAAGGAATACGGCGGGGAAGCTTTCGCCGAAAGCCTGGGCGCGGCCAAGAAGGCCCTCGATTCGTTCGGCACCCCGGAACTGCGCACGTTGCTCAACGAGTCCGGCATCGGAAACCACCCGGAACTGATCCGGTTCATGGTCCGCGCCGGCAAAGCGATCAGTAGCGACACGTTCGTCGCTGGGGAACGGCGCGTAGCTGGCGCCAGTAAGGACCCGGCGAAGACCCTGTATCCGAACCAAGCATAGGAGCCTTCACCATGGCAACCCTCCCGAAAGCCGGCGCTGTAACCCTGCTGGACTTCGCCAAGTCCATCGACCCGGACGGCAAGACCGCCACCGTGGTCGAACTGCTCAACCAGACCAACGAAATCCTGACCGACATGATGTGGCTGGAGGGCAACCAGCCCACCGGGCACCGCAGCACGATCCGCACCGGCCTGCCGACCTCGGTCTGGCGCCAGCTGTACCAAGGCGTGCCGGCCTCGAAGTCGACGCGCGCGCAGGTGGATGACACGTGCGGCATGCTGGAAACCCGTGCCGAAGTGGACAAGGACATCGCCGAGCTGAACGGCAACACGTCCGAATTCCGCCTTTCCGAGGCCCAGGCCTTCCTGGAAAGCATGAACCAGACCATGGCCAGCTCGCTGTTCTACGGCGACCAGTCGATCAATCCCGAGCGCATCACCGGCCTGGCGCCCCGCTTCTCGCTGAAGTCGGCCCCCAACGGCGGCAACATCATCGACGCGGGCGGCACCGGCGCCGACAACACTTCGATCTGGCTGGTGGTGTGGGGCAAGAACACCGCCCACGGAATCTTCCCCAAGGGTTCCAAGGCCGGGCTGATCCATGAAGACATGGGCTTGATCGACGCGTTCGACTCCAACAACAACCGATTCCGCGCCTACGCTGATCACTGGCAATGGAAGTCGGGCCTCACGTTGCGCGACTGGCGCTACGTGGTTCGCATCGCCAACGTGAAGATCAGCGACCTGGTGAACCAGACGGGTACGCAAGCGCCGACCGCGGCGACGGCGATCATGAAGCTGATGCTGCGCGCCATGGCCCGCATCCCCGCGATGGGCATGGGCACCCCGGTGTTCTACGCCAATCGCACCGTCAAGGAAATGCTGTCGATCGCCGCGCTGGACAAGTCGCAGAACGCGCTGGCCATCGAGGCCGCCACCAACCAGTTCGGCACGGTGGCGCCGGGCAGTGTCGGCAACGGCACGTTGCGGTTCTTCGGTACGCCGGTGCGCACGGTCGATCAGATCCTGTCCACCGAAGCCCAGGTCGTCTAAGGCAAGGAGCCCACACCATGTATATCGATACTCAGGAAACCTTCGCCGCCGCACAGTCGGTGGCGGCCGCTGCCGGCGACGTGGTCAGCACGAACGTCTACGACACGGGCGCCGCAGCCGATACCGGCATCGGCGAGAACTTTTATCTGCTGGCCAAGATGAACGCGGCGCTGGTCGGCGCCGGCGCCTCCATCCAGGTTGTCCTCCAGACCTCGGCCGCTGAAGCAACGGGCTACACCGACGCGGTGGCGGGCCCCGTCGTGCCCGTGGCCTCGGCCGGCGCCAACGCCAACCTCGCCAAGGTCCGCGTGCCGATCGGCCTGAAGCGCTATCTGCGCGTCGTGTTCCGTGTCAGCGGCGCGACCACCACGGCCGGCACCGCCAGCGCGTACATCGTGAAAGACGTCGAGGCCCTGCAGTTCGGTGCCAGCGGCTTCACCGTGGCCTAAAGGGGAAACCGACATGCGCGTTATCGCAATCGCTCAAGGCTACGGCGGCAAGGACAAGCACGCACTGCGCGAACCGGGCGACCAGTTCGAAGTGCCGGACGGCGACACGGCCAGTTGGTACGAGCCCATCGAAGAGTCGGAACCGACGCCGGCCGGCGGCAAGAAGGGCGGCCGCCAGCAATCCGGGCACGACCTGGCGTAAGTCGTCCCCGCTGCTGAACCAGCGTTGAGGAGCGGGGGCCGAGTGCCCCCGCTTGTTCTTGGAGCTTGACATGGCGTCCGTCGTCGATATTTGCAATTTGGCTCTTGCTCACCTGGGCGACGAGGCTACCGTATCCAGTATTGATCCGCCCGAGGGCAGCGCCCAGGCGGAGCACTGTGCGCGCTTCTACCCAATGGCGCGGGACACTGTGCTCGAAGCCCATGACTGGAACTTTGCGACCACCCGCGGGGTTCTCGCCCTTGTGGGGTCGGCATGGCCTAGCTGGGCGTATTGCTACGAACTCCCCACTGCTTGCATCCGGGCGATCAGTGTGCTGCCGCCGGGCGCGTTGGACGACTACAGCGTGGGCTTTCCCCAGACCAGTGCGAGTCTGGGTTACCCGGGGTCGGCCTTGGTGCCGCACGGGGCCCTGTATACGCCCCAGGAATTCAGTGTCGAGACGGGCGAGATGAAGGGCAATACCGCGGATAACCGGCGCCTGCTTTACACGAACCAGGATAACGCAGTGCTCCGGTATACCCGCCAAGTCGAGGACACAACGCGCTTTCCGCCCCTGTTCGTGGACGCGCTCACGCGCTTGCTGGCCTCCTATCTCGCCGGCCCCGTGGTGAAGGGCAGCGACGCCATTACCGTGGCACAGGCGCAGCTGCAAGCCTATCGGGCCATCATCACACAGGCCGCGGTGTCGGACAGCAACCAGCGCAATATCCGACCGCGCCAAAGCGTGCCTTGGATTGCGGGGCGTTAGGCCATGGCGATCGTCCGTACTCTTTCTCGATCTTTCGCGCGCGGCGAAATCAGCCCCGAATTGTTCGGCCGAGTTGACCTGCCGCAGTACCAGACCGGCTTGGCTACCTGCCTGAACTTCGTCGTGTTGCCGCACGGGCCCGCACAGAACCGCGCGGGCTTTAGCTTCGTGCGCGAGACTAAGATCAGCGTTCGAAAATCCCGACTTATCCCGTTCTCGTTCAATACGGAACAGACCTTCGCCCTGGAACTGGGGCATGGGTATGTGCGGTTCCATACGATGGGTGGCACACTGGTCGACGGCACGAACGCACCCTATGAGGTGCCCACACCGTACCAAGAATCGGACCTCTTCGATTTGCACTACGTGCAGTCGGCCGATGTGTTGACCATCGTTCACCCGAACTATGCGCCGCGGGAACTGCGCCGACTGGGGGCTCTGAACTGGACATTGACGGCGATTCAGTTCCTTCCATCGATTGTGGCGCCGGCCAGTGTCACCGCCACAGCCCACGCCGGAACTGGCACCGCCAACAACGTCGATCACACATACGCTGTGACGGCGCTGGCCGTGGACACGTTGGAGGAGTCTCTGATTTCCTCTGCTTCGAATACGGTCAGCAATGACTTGTTTCTTCAGGGGGCATACAACGATGTGGCGTGGCCGGCGGTGGCTGGGGCTACACGTTTCAACGTCTACAAGCTGAGCAACGGCATCTGGGGCTACGTGGGCCAGTCCGGGGGCCTGGCCTTCCGGGACAACAACATCACGCCTGACATTTCCCAGGCCGCGCCGACCTTGGTAAACCCGTTCAATGGGGCCGACAATTACCCTGCAGCGGTGTCCTATTACGAGCAACGGCGGTGGTTCGCCGGTACGCGGAACAAGCCGCAAAATGTGTGGGCCACCCGCTCAGGAACTGAATCCAACCTCGCATCGTCCATCCCGACGCGAGACGACGACGCCATTGCGTTTCGGATTGCTGCGCGCGAGGTAAATACCATTCGGCACATCGTTCCGCTGTCGAACTTGGCAGTGTTGACCGCGAGCGCGGAATGGCGGGTATCCCCGGCCAACTCCGACGTGCTGACGCCGGCGACTGCGTCGCCCCGTCCACAGTCCTACAACGGCGCCAACAACGTGCAGCCGGCAGTGGTGAATAACAACCTCCTGTACGCGGCGGCGCGCGGTGGCCATGTCCGGGAGATGTCCTATAACTGGCAGGCGAATGGATACATCACCGCGGATGTATCCATTCTCGCGCCGCATCTGTTCGACTATCGCACGATCACTGATATGGCGTTTTCCCGGGCGCCGCATCCCATTCTGTGGTGCGTGTCCTCGTCTGGCGAGTTGTTGGGGCTTACCTACGTTCCCGAGCAGCAGGTACAAGGCTGGCACCGCCACAACACGAAGGGTGGCCGCTTCGAATCGGTGTGCACAGTGGCGGAAGGCGACGAGGACGCCCTTTACGCCATCATCTCGCGGACCATCAACGGCGCTCAGGTCCGGTATGTTGAGCGGCAGCACACACGGCTTATGCCTTCCCAGGGGGATGCATTCTTTGTCGACAGCGGGCTGTCCTACGAGGGGCCGCCGCAGACCGTGTTTTCGAATCTCAACCACTTGGAAGGCGAGACCGTAAATGTCCTGGCCGACGGCGCTGTACTGCCCCCGCAGGTGGTGGTGGGCGGCTCGGTCACGCTCGAGCACGCATCCCGAAAGGTGCATATCGGACTGCCGATCCAAGCTGACCTGATAACGCTGCCCTTGGCTTTCGATGCTCAGGCCATGGGCCAGGGGCGGGTCAAGAACGTGAACTTCGTCTGGCTGCGGTTGAATGAGTCTTCGGGCGTCTTCGCGGGCCCTTCCTTCGATAAGTTGGAACCTGCCAATCCTGAGAAGCTAACCCAGGTGAAGCAGCGCACTGATGAACCGTACGGGTCTCCGCCGCGCTGGATATCGGGCGAGTTCAAGCACATGGTCAAAGGGGCATGGACCGATGGCGGGCAAGTCTTCGTTCGTCAGACCGATCCTCTTCCGGTCACCCTGGTATCGATGACGATAGAGGCCGCAATTGGTGGCTGACATCGCGATCCGCCCCGCAACTGCCAACGATGCGGCGGTTTTGGCTCAGGACTTGCGCCCACAGGATGCACTTGAAATCCTTGCGATGCACGGCCCTGACGTCGACATCACCGAGGCCATTCGGCACAGCATCGCTGTGTCGAGATACGCGTGGACCGCTCATATAGGGGAACGCCTAGCGATGATTGGAGGGGTTGCAGACTGTGGATCGTTGCTTGGGGGCAACATAGGCAGTCCTTGGCTTCTGGGCTCGTCGGTGATGTTCCGCCGGCCGGGTGCGCTTACCCGCACCGGCCGTCGATATGTTGCATTTATGCAAACCGTCTACCCCGAACTGCAGAACCTGATCGACAGCAGAAACACCGTCAGTATTGCGTGGCTGCAACGTCTTGGGTTCACGGTCCACACTGAACATCCCGTGCCGTGCGGCCCACGCCGGACACCTTTCTATCGCTTCAGCAAAAAGGTTTGACATGTGCGTTGCAGCTGCTCCCTACATGATGTTGGCCGCCGCCGGCGCTAGCGCAGCGGGCTCGGCCAACTCCGCGAAGGCGCAACAAGCCGGGCTGAATTATCAGGCCGATGTTGCCGCGAACAACGCGCAGGTTGCCGAGTGGCAGGCGCAGGATGCTATTCGCCAAGGGCAAGACCAGGAGCAGCAGAGCCGCCTTCAGTACGCCTCAACGAAGTCGTCACAGCGCGCGGCGCTGGCGGCGAATGGTGTCGCATTGGACGAAGGTAGCGCCGTGGATATCCTTACCTCCACCGACTACGCGAATGAAATGGACACCTCCACCATCCGCGCCAATGCCGCCCGCAATGCCTGGGGGTACCGAACCCAGGGCGCGAACTACCGCGACAACGCGACCGCATTGAAGGCGGGCGCGGGGGCTCTCAATTCTGGGTCCGCCGCCGGGCTGAGTTTGCTGGGCAGCGCTGGACAAGTCGCGCAGGGATGGTATCAGTACTCCAAAGCAACCAAGTGAGGATTGAACAGTGCCCCGCGTACCTATCGTAGACGCCCCGCGCGTAGCATCCTCGGCATTGCCTGGCGTGCGCCAACAGGCCGGCGCTGGCGCTGTGGCAGCGGAAATCGGCGCCCGTCAGAGCGTACAGCTTGGTCAGAATCTGATGTCAGCCAGTTCGGCGGCAACAGGTATTGCGATCGACATGCAGCAGCAAGCCAACCAGCTGCGCGTGGACGACGCCGTGAACCAGGCGAAGGAAGCAGCTCTCAAGCTGACTTTTGACCCGCAGTCCGGTTACACGAATATCAAAGGCATCCAAGCGCTGCAGCGCGATAGTGGCCAGCCGCTGGCGACCGAGTACGGCGACTTGCTGGGCAAGCAGATGCAGACCATCTCAGAGGGTTTGGGCAATGACGCCCAGCGCCTCGCGTTCCGGCGGGCGTCCCAGGCGATCGGCTTCCAGTTTCAGGAGCAGGCTACCCGCTATGAAGGGGAGCAGTTCCGCACCTACGCTGCGTCGGTGCGCGAAGGCACGATCGCGAATAGCACCAACGAGATTGCGCTGTATTACAACGACCCCCAAAAGGTTGATCAGAACATCCTGTCAATTCAGGCGGCGGTGGCCGACCTCGGCCGAATGAAGGGGCTGTCGGCATCGCTGGTCGAGGCGCAGACACGCAAAGCGACCAGCAATGCACATGTGACTGCCTTGTCCTCGGCCCTGCAGAAGAACGACGTAGCCTATGCGGATGCCTACATGCGCAAGTACGCGCCGCAGATGGACGCGGATGACATGCTGCGAGTCAATGGGTTGTTGACAAAGCAAATGGATGCGCGCCTCGGAACCGCCGAGGCAACCGCGACTGTCAACCGGGCCATGGCCCGCTTGATGCCGACACCGGGCGATCGCCTCGTCAACCTGGTGACGGCGGGCGGCGCACAGTTGCCCCCCGACTTGGTGGCGGCGGTAGCCAAGGCCGAAAGCGGGGATCGCGATCTGAATGCTGACGGTTCCGTGGTCACATCGCCAGCAGGAGCGAAAGGCCGTATGCAGGTTCTGGACGGCACCAACCGGGATCCGGGCTTCGGCGTTGCTCCGGCGCGGGATGACAGTCTCGAGGAACGCGCACGGGTGGGCCGGGATTACCTGCAGGCCATGCTGCGTAATTACGGCGGGAACCTGACCCAGGCATTGGCCGCGTACAACGCGGGGCCGGGCAATGTGGACAAGGCCTTGGCGGCGGCCGACAAAGCGGGTGACCGGGCAAACTGGATGAATTACCTGCCCAAGCCGACGGAGACTATCCCTTACGTGAATGGCATTCTAGCCAAGTACGAGTCCGGACAAGGTGCACCCGCCAAGCCTTCACTGCTGGAGTTGCAGCGCAATGTGCGCGATTCCATGCAAGGTCAGAGTCCGGAGCGCCTGCGCATCGCGTTGGAGGAAACAGCGCGGCAGTACGAGGTGGCGAACAAAGCCATCAAGCAGCGCGAGGACGAAGCCGTGGCAGGCGCCATGCGGGAAATCGTCGCTAATGGGGGCCGTTATGCCGACCTGCCGCTGGCGGTGCGCGCCAACATCCCCGCCAAAGACATCCCGGAAGTCATGGGCTTCGCAGGCAAAATCGCGAAGGGTGAAGACCGTACCAACGAGGCCGTGTACCAGAAGCTCGCCGGTGACCCGGCATACCTGCGCAGTCTGTCCGACAACGAGTTCTATCGCCTGCGCGGTGAGCTGAGCGAATCGGACTTCAAGACCTTCGCCAACCAGCGCGGCGCGGCGGCCGGCCGGGGCGTGGATAAGGTAGACGAACTGAACACCTCGGCTATCAACAGCACGCTGAATAACCGGATGGCCACGTTGAAGATTGATCCGACGCCCAAAGACGGATCGAGCGATGCCATGCGAGTCGGTGCCATCCGCAAGTTCGTCAACGATGCTGTGCTGTCTCAGCAGAAGGTCACGGGTAAGCAGATGAGCGACCGGGAGACCGAAGAATTCATCGATGGCCTGTTCGCCAAGTCGGTGCAGTTCCGCAGCTTCTGGTTCGGCACGACCAATGAGCGGTTGTTGACTCTCAAGCCAGGCGATATCCCGAGTGAAGTCAAGAAGTCCTTGAAGGCGGACTTCAAGAAAAACGGGATCGATGACCCCACCGAGGCCGACCTGTTGGGGGCCTATTGGCGGATGCAAACCGCGCTGCAGCGTCAGCGCGTAACTGGAGTGGTGACGGACTGATGGCCCAAGAACTGGACACCTCGAGCGCAGTTGCGGCCTACCTGAGCGATCCGAACCCGCCTACCTCCGATCCGGTAGGGGCGACCCGGGTGTCCGTCGCCGCTGCTCTCGGTAGTAATCCCGACTTGGAAGCGGAGCTGCGTCAGGTGGCATCGCGCACTGGCATACCGATCGACTCGGTACGCCGGCACCCCGAGGAGGTGAAACGCGAAGCGGCTCTGACGTCTTTCGACTTCGAGCGGTTGGCGCGGGACTACCCCTCGACAGCGGCGTATCTGGCCGGTGTTGAGAACGCGCGAATCGCGCACGACGACGTCGACAACATGGGCGTCATCGAAAAGGGCATACGCGGGCTTTCGAACCTGGGCAGCGCCGCGGCTTCGGCCTTCCCCCAGGCGGGCGGCGCGCTGTGGCGCGTAGGCCAAGCTGCCGCCGAAAATATCGCTCCGGTCCTGGACCCCCTTGCTGGCACGCTGCTGCCAGAAAACCCGCTACGCCGTCTGGCCGCGGGCATGGCGGGGCTCGGGCGCGCAGGGGAAGCGTCCGCGAAAGGGTTGATGCCCCAAGCCACCGGCAACATCGAGGCTGGCGTCTACTCGGGCGTTCAGTCGCTCGTGACGATGGGGCTGACCCTGCCGGCCAGCATCGTGACTGGCAACCCCGCGCCTACGCTCTACGGCATGGCGGGAATCACCGGCGGCCAGGCCTACGGCCAAGCTCGCGAGGCGGGCCTGGATCCGTACCGAGCCTTGATGTTCGGCACGTCGCAGGCGGCGATCGAATACGCGACTGAACGCATCCCCGTGGGCCGGTTCCTGCACGACATGAAGGCCGGCACACCGCTGTGGAATATGCTGATGCGCCAAGTGGCGGCGGAAATTCCGGGCGAGCAGGTGGCGACGGCGTTGCAGGACCTGAATGAATGGGCCATTCTCAACCCTGAGAAGCCGTTTTCCGAGTACCTGGCGGCGCGCCCGGACGCGGCTGCGCAGACCCTCGTGGCCACGATCGTGGCCTCCGGCGGGGCTGTCGGCACGGCGCAACTGGCGAACACCGCCGCGGATCGGCTGGCCGGCCGTACGGTGCAGGCTGAGCGGGCGCAGTTGGACAGCCAGGTGCTGGCCGAGCTGGACGCCACTGCGGCGGCGTCCAAGCTGCGCGCTCGCTCGCCCGAGGACTTCCAAGCCTTCATCAAGGAAGCCACAGGCGACGGGCCGGTGCAGGACGTCTACATTCGCGCCGAGGATCTGGCGCAGTCGGGTGTCGATGTGGCGCAGCTGGCCCAGGTATCGCCCGCAGTGGCCGCGCAGTATGAGCAGGCGCTGGCCACCGGCGGCGACGTTCGTATTCCCGTTGATGAGTACGCCACGCGGGTGGCAGGTACCGACCTGTCGCAGTCTATGCTGCCGTTCCTGAAGACCGACCCGGCCGGCATGACGCAGGCCGAGGCCCAGGACTTCATGCAGAACCGAAGCGAGCAGCTGCGCGCCGAGGTTGAAAAGGTCATGGCCGAGCGCGAGGCGGACGCCCCGTTCAAGGAGTCCCGCGACCTGGTCGAGGCTGAGTTGATGACCCAGCTGGAACAGGCGGCCCGCTTCACGCCGGACGTGAACCGCGCCTATGCCGGCATGATGTCCAATTTCTACGCCGTGCAAGCCGCGCGCCTGGGCGTCACGCCCCAGGAGATGTATCAGCGCTACCCCGTCCAGATCCGGGCCGAGGGCTTCGGTCAGTTGAACCAGGCGTTGGCAGCACAGCCCCCCGCCGGCTGGAAGCACTCCACTGAAGGGGCGGACGCCGCAGCGCTCTGGGACGGTAGCGATGACGCACGAGCGGTGTTTTGGACCGATTTGTCCGGAAAACTGGCGCAGGACGCTCCCGCACTGGCGGGCTATTCGCATTCCGTGGACAAATCCGCTATCAACCACATCAAGGGACAACACGGGAATGCCGAGATCGAGCAGCGCAGGGGACAGGTAGCGGTAACGGCTGGGGACGTCGCGCGCATCCCCGAAATTGTCACGGCCTACGACGATATCCAGACCGACCTGCGAACGGATCAAGGGGCCCAGCGCGTAGCGTATGCGAAGGCGCTGGACGATGGTGTGCTGATTTACATCGAGGACGTCAGCCGCAAACGCAACGACATGCGAGGCGTAACGCTGTGGAAATACCCGGCGGGCACGGACGTGCGCACGGTGCTCGACTCCTCCCTGGACGGGGGATCTGAAAAGACGAAAGCCCGGCAAGCCGGGCTTAAGGGGGACGCGCTCCGCACACTTTCGGATTATGAATCCGACGCGCAAACTCCGTCTCCGGAGACCAGTATAGAACCCGGTGGTCGCGAACTCAAGCAGAGCGAACAATCGGCGCGCGGCGCCTACAACATCGACACCCGAACGATTTCGCTACTGCAGAACGCGGACCTGTCGACCTTCCTGCACGAGTCCGGGCACTTCTATCTGGAAGTGTTGACCGACATCGCCCGCCAGCCGGACGCACCCGCCGCCGTGCGCGACGACGTGCAGAAGCTGCTCAGCTGGTTCGGCGTGCAGGATCTGGCCGCCTGGGACGCCTTGGACCTGGAAGGTAAACGTCCGCACCATGAGCAGTTGGCGCGCGGCTTCGAGGCCTACCTGTTCGAAGGCAAGGCGCCCACACCCGAACTGCAGGGGCTGTTCCAGCGATTCCGCGCCTGGATGGTGGCGGTTTACCGCTCGCTGTCGGCGCTGAACGTCGAACTGTCGGACGAGGTGCGCGGGGTGTTCGACCGCATGTTGGCATCCACCGAGCAGATCCGCGAAACGGAAACCATGCTCGACTACAAGCCGGCCTTCACGTCGGCCGAGCAGGCCGGTATGACGCCGGAGGAGTGGGCGCAATATCAGGCCCTGGGTCTGGAAGCGACCCAGGACGCCGTCCAGCAGTTGGAGGCCCGCAGCATTCGTGACATGAAATGGCTGTCGGGCGCGCGCAGCCGCGTGATCGCCCAGATGCAGCGCGAGGCCGCGGACCGGCGCAAGACGGTGCGCAAGGAAGCCGAAGCCGAAGTGATGGCCGAGCCAGTCAACCAGGCGAAGACGTTCATGAAGCGCGGCGTAGACCCTGTTACGGGCGAGCCCGCTGAGGGGCCGACCAAGCTGCAGATCAGCGCGCTTGAAGACATGTACGGCGGGGAGGGTGACCGCTACGCCATGCTGGACTGGTCGAAGTTGGGGTACGGCAAGTACGGTATGCTGGCCGAAGACGGACTGAACCCGGACATCGTGGCCGACCGCTTCGGCTTCGCGTCGGGAGACGGCCTGGTGCGCGCGGTGCTGGCGGCAGAAGACCCGCGAGTCAAGATCGAGGCGCTGACCGACCAACGCATGCTGGAGCGCTACGGCGATCTGACCGACCCGCAGAGCATCGCACGGGCCGCCGATGAGGCGGTCCACAACGAGGCCCGCGGCCGCTTCATCGCTACCGAAGTAAACGCCCTGCAGCGCGCGCTCGGTCAGCGACAGGTGCTGGCCCGCGCCGCGCGTCAGTTCGCCGAGGCGACCATTGCCCGCCTGCGGATCCGCGATGTGCGGCCCAGCCAGTGGGTGGTGGCCGAGGCGCGCGCCGCGCGCGCCGCAGAAGCGGCCTTGCGCAAGAACGATCTGCAGGGCGCGGCGGTAGAGAAAAAGCGCCAATTGGTGAACAACTACGCTGCTCGCGCGGCGCAGGCCGCCCAGGCCGAGATCGAGAAAGACCTCAATTACATGAAGCGCTTGTCGGGGTCGACGTCGCAGTCCGGCATGCGGGGGGAATCGCTGGTGCAGCTGAACGCGCTGCTGGCGCGGTTCGACCTGCGCAGCAGCATGTCGTTGCGCCAGATCGACGCGGCCAAGACGCAGAGCCTGGCGGAGTTCATCGCCAGCGAATCGGAGCGCTTGGACGCTGTGATGCCCGACTTGCCGGCTTATATTCTGGACGAGAGCTTTCGCCGCCATTACAAGGACATGTCCGTCGAGGAGTTCCGGGGGCTGGTTGACAGCGTGAGGCAGTTGGCCAACCTGGCGCGCCGCGAGCAGAAAATGTACACGGCGCTGCGCGACATGTCGTTCGATGAAGAGCGGGGCGCGCTCCTGGCACGCATGCGCGAATTCAACCCCAAGGCCTTCGACGAAGCCGGCGATCCGCTGGCGCGTGAACCTGAGTTCGTCCCTAATATCCGCAAATCTGTCTCGAAGCTGGGCGACGGGTTCGCCGGTGAGTTCCTGAGCGCGGAGACCATCCTCGATATCCTGGAGGGCGGCAAGTTTGGCCAGGTGCACGAATCCCTGTTTGGGCGTATGAGTTCGCGCGCCAACTGGAAGGCCACGCGGATGGAGAAGGTTTACCGCGACCTGAAACCCCTGTTCAAGCAATGGAGCCTGAAGGAACGCCGGGACTACGGCCGCAAGGGCATCCTTGTGCCCAGCATCGGCACCAGCATCACGCGCGAGAATGCGCTGGTGGCGGCGTTGCTGTACGGCAACGCCGACGGCCGCAAACGTCTTGAGAATTACGGCTGGAATGAGAACCGCATGCAGGGCGTGCTTGACGTCCTGGACGAACGCGACTGGAAGCTGGCGAGCGCCATCTGGGAGCAGTTCGACAACAAGCTGTGGCCGGAACTGGAGGCGCTGAACAAGCGCACGCGCGGCAAGGCCCCGCCGAAGGTCGAGCCGCTGCCGTTCCCCACGAAGTACGGCGAGGCCCGCGGCGGGTATTTCCGTCTCAAATATGACACGGACCTGGACGAGCGCGCGCACCGGTTCGATGAAGGTGCAGCCGTGCGCGAACTCCTCGGGGGTGGCATGGGCATGGCTGCCAAGACCAACCAGGGTAGCAGCACGCAGCGCAAGGACGGCGTGGTCATGCGGCCGCGCCTGGACCTAGGCGTTTTCGTAGAGGCCGTGAACGAGACGGTGCACGACCTGGCGCTGCGGGAAGCGGTGGCTGACACGATGCGGTTGCTGAACGACAAAGGCATCCAGACCGCGATTAAGTCATCGGTTGGCGTGCCGGCCTACCGCGCGCTGGTCAACCGTGTGCGCGAGGTCGCGGCGCCGCCGCGCAACCCGTCCGGCTTCATCGAGAAGATTCTCGCCAGCGCGCGGCGTAACACCATCGTTGTTCTGATGTCCGGCGTGAAAACCGCGCTGCAAAACGTTGTCGGCCTGGTACCGGCGCTGACTCGCGTGAATGCCGGTAGCATCGGCTTGGAGATGGCGCGCTTTTACAGCCCGGCGATGGCCGAGCGGTATCGCTTCGCGATGGAGAATTCCGAGTACATGCGCCACCGCTACCAGAACTTTGACCGCGACCTGAACGACATGGCCGCCAAGCTGACGGTCAAAGGTCGGCTGCTGCCCGACACCGCCACCATGTTGGCACTGATGGGGCTGGTTGACCGTGGCGTGTCCGTGCCGCTGTGGAACGCTGCGTTCAAGGATGGCATGGCGCAGTTCGGCAACGACACCGCCAAGGCGGTCGACTACGCCGACCATATCGTTCGCCAGACGCAGGGAAGCGGCCGCGACGTGGATCTGCCGAAGATCATGTCCGGGCATGGTGGCTACGGCCAGCTCAAGCGTCTTTTCACGATGTTCTACAGCTACTTCAACAGCCAGCTGCAGATGCTGGTGCGCGCCGGCGCAATTGCCAAACGTGAGGCCAACGACAACCCGGGGTTGGCCATCGCCAAGTTCACTGTGCAATTTGTGATGATCGCCGTCCTGCCGGCAATTCTTACCGAAATGATGATGGGTAATGGCGGCGATGATGAAGACGAGGACAAGCTCGCTAAGCGCTACGCGCGGGCCCTCGCCATGTACGGCGCCGGCATGTTCCCGATCGTGCGCGATATCTCGTCCTATACCTGGTCCGTATTCGACAAGGACACGTATAACTACGGCTACAAGATCAGTCCGGTCCAGTCGGCCGGGGAGGGCGTCGTCAAGGGGATTTCCTCCTTGGCGGATATCACCGCCGGCGAGGGAGATATTGTCGATACGAAGAACGTGATTATGGGGACGAGCTTTGCGTTTGGGCTTCCCGGCAAATTGATCTCGGACTTCGTTGCTGGCGCTAACGCTTGGATGAATGGGGACGCCGGGCCAGAAGCCTTGCTGTTCGGTGCGCCACGCCGATAGGCGGGTGCGCATACCGCGTGCGTAGGCTTTGAGAATCGGGGTGATCTGAGAGGACGCCCCGATGACCATTTCTTCGACCACTCGTAAAGCGGGCCCGTTCTTCGGCAACGACGCGACTACGAGTTTCCCTTTCCCTTTCAAGGTATTCAAAAAGCAGGACGTCAAAGTCACGCTGACCACGGATACCGGTGCTGACATCGAGCTCACGTTGGATTCCGACTACCTGATCGTTCTGAACGCCGATCAGGACGCCTCGCCGGGAGGCGTCGTGACCTACCCTCGATCGGGCAGCCCCATGGCGGTAGGATACCGACTGACCATGACCGGCGGCCTGGCCAATGTGCAGCCGACGGATATTCAGAACAGCGGGGGCTTTTTTCCTCAAGTAGTCGAGGATATGAGCGACCGCTCGACGATCCAGATCCAACAACTTCAGGAAATTGCGGACCGCAGCCTGAAGTTCTCGGTTTCAGACAGTGGCGCCGGCGTGACGTTGCCGCCGGCGGACCTGCGCGCCGACAAGGTCCTGGGTTTTGATTCGACCGGTAAGCCGACGGTCCTCATCCCGACGTCGGGCAGCGCCGCGGACGTGCTTATCCAGCTGGCGGGGCCGTCCGGGTCTTCCATGGTCGGCTTTATCCAGACCGGTGTCGGGGCGGTCGTGCGTACGGCTCAGGACAAGATGCGGGACGAGTTCAACGCCAAGGACTTCGGTGTCCCTATGGACGGGGTCACGGATGCCGCTCCGGCTTTGAATGCTGCAGTGCAGGCCATCAACGCGATCGGCGGCGGGGTGCTGAAGATCCCACCGGGCACGTTTGTTGTGGACTCGGGCATCAACCTGACGGGGTGTTCGAACATAACTCTGCGTGGATCTGGCTGGGATACGATCATCAAGTGCACCGCGTCGCTGAACGGTTCGAACAACAGCAGCAAGAACGACGTCATCTATGCGCTGAACTTCACCGGCACCCGGCCCGCGACGGGCTATGCGCACAAGAACTTGATCGTTGAAGACATGACGATCGACTGCTCATTGCAGTCCGCATCCGGCGTGCCGGCCGCCGCTACGGCGGGCTATTCGCTTGCGGCAGTCGAGTTCATGAACGTCGACTATTCGCATGTACGCCGGTGCCGCATCTATCGCGCGTTCGGCAATGGGGTCGCCATCAGCACTTATGATCCCCGCCTTACGGTGTCCGGTGTCACCAACGGCATCGAGTTTTGCATCGTCGAGCAGAATTTCTTCGAAGAGTGCGTACGTGGGCTGTTGCCACAGTACAAGGGCGCGAATGCGCCGGACGGCATCACTGGTACGGTCATCCAGATCGGAAGTGCAGTAGGTTGTATGTTGCGCGACAACTACGTGCTGTACCCCGGTGGTCCGTTTATCGACGCCTTCAACGCCAGCGAGTGTCAGTTCACCGGCAACATGATCATCGGCACCGGCACCACGCCTGTTGGTGCAAGTCCGGTGAATGCGATTCTGTATCAGCAGACCATGGGTACGATTCGCAGCGACTTCGGCATGCGCAACTGCGTCATCTCAGGCAACACCTTCCGTAACTCGGGCGGCATTTTCCTCACCGGCAACATGAGCCCGAACTTCTTCAACGGGAACACGCCCACCCCCGGCCCGCAGAACTGCGACATCTCGAACAACATCATCATCAACCAGCCGGGCGCGCGAGCTTTCACACCGCCGGCCATTGGTGCATCCGGCGCGACCTACACGAATCCGTCCACGCAATCCATCCAGGTGCGCATCAACGGCGGCGCCGGCATCACCTGCACGTACCGCCGGGGCACTGACGGCTCGTTCGTTTCGCAGACGTTGGGGCCGGGCCAGTCCTTGCAGCTCGCGCGCGGAGACGCGTTCACCATGACGTACACGACCGCGCCGACATCGTGGTCCTGGCTGTACTCACCGAACGTCTTCCAGGGCGCGATCAGTCTGGGCGGGGGATCGGTGCCCGGTAGTCCTACCACCGCCGCCGGCAATAACGTTTCCGGAAATCGGATCTTCGTCTCTGGCGGTGCTGGCATCGCATGTACCGATTTCAACGAAAACCAAATATCGGGCAACTACATCAACGACCCGGGCGCGGTACGTGGTGCAGCGGCGATCAGCTTTTCCACCTCGTCCAACGAGGCGCCCAACGGATGCTCGCGTAACTCCGTCATCGGAAATTTCATCAAGGACGACCGTACTCCGCCGAACATGACCTACAACTTCCAGGACGATGCGCCAGGCGGTATCCCTCGTTGCTTGGACAATACGTTCCTGAACAACCGCCTGGAGCAGGGGAGCAGTGCTGGCACGGTTTCGTTCGTGTCCTTGGCGCGGCAGTTTATGGCGCAGAACTTCGGGCCGGGCTTGCCGGGCCCGTTCTTGACCAGCCCTGGCATTCCGGCCACGGGTGCCGAACAAGCGAACCCGTTCCCTTATGACTGCATGGTCTACGTGGCTGGTGGCGTGGTGACCGCCATTGCCGTGGGGCGCGCCGGATCCACCTTCGTGACAGGGGTGACCGCGGGCGGGGTTCGCGTCCCGCAAGGGTGCGTATTGAAGTTGACCTACACCACCACCCCCACGAGCATGAATTGGTTCCGCGCGTAAGCGCACAAGGCAAAAAAAATGAACGATCTTGACGCAACGATCGCCGCGGCCGGTAGCAAAGTGACCATGGCGGGCAGCGGAACGGCCATCGGCGGTTGGTTCTTATCGTCCGAATTCGGAGTGTTGTCCGGCGTGTTCATCGGTCTCGCAGGCCTGGCCGTCAATGCCTATTTCAAGTACCGGCAGGATGCGCGGCTGCGCCGCGAGCACGAAGCACGGATGCGTGGGGAGCTGGTATGAAGCTCGGAACGAAGGTCGCGGGCGGCGCCGGCGCGCTCATAGCCTCTGGTGTCCTTGCCGTGTTCTCGCCGACCTTGCAGACCTTTCTCGGGAAGTGGGAGGGCGAGAGTCAGAACGTCGTCTACGCCGACAAGCTCGCCAGCGGCCTGCCCACTGTGTGCAAGGGCATCACCAAGCACACCAGCCCCGAACCGCTGGTGGTGGGCGACTACTGGTCACCTCAGCGTTGCGAGCAGGTGGAACGTCTTGTCGTTAGCAAAGGCCAGCTGCAGCTGGCTGACTGCATTGACGTCGTGATATCGCAGCCCATCTTCGATGCCCTAAGCAGCCACGCCCACAACTTCGGCACGCCCAGCACGTGCGCAAGCCGGGCGGTGGGCTTGATCAATGCGGGACGCCTCGCTGACGGCTGCAAGGCTTTGGCGCACGCGCCGAGCGGCGTCCCGGTCTGGTCCTATGTGACGGCAGTCGACGGACGAAAGGTATTCGTGCAGGGCCTGTACAACCGGCGCCTGGATGAGGTGAAGCTGTGTCTGTCAGGTCTGCACTAA